AGTGCTACAGTATTTACTGGAACATCTGCAATCATTGTAACACTTACTGGTGATGCAACAGCAACAGGGTCTGCTACTAGATCTAGAGTAGTTACTGCAAATGTTGCAGGAGATGCTACAGTTAACTCAATAACTGTAACTAGAAGTAGACTAGCTAGTGCATCATTTGCAGGAGATGCAACAGCAACAGGAACAGCAAGTAAGATATTCTTTTTCAATCCTGCATTATTTACAAAAGCAAGAGTAGTAAAGGTATCTTTTCAAGAAAGAAGAACAGCAACAGTGGAGTTTCAAGATACACGAAAGACATTTGTATCTCAAGACCCTTATAGAAATGTAAAGGTAGCAGCGTAATGGCACTTATATGGCCCGATAAAGACCCTGACGAAAAGTTAGATTTTACCGTAGATTGGTCACGGTATCTCGATAATTTTGGTAGCCCTTTGACAATTGCTAGTGTGCAATGGACAATTATATCAGGCACTACAGAAAGCAGTGCGTTAAGTGCTGGAACTACATATAATGAGAGTGGGGCTAGTGTGAGTAGTGCATTAGGAATAACTGTAGAAAATATTGTAAATACAGATTCTACTGCAACTCTAGTATTAAGTGGTGGCTTATCCAATAAAGAATATCGTTTTGTGTGTCAAATAACAACGTCTAGTTCTGCACAAACAAGTGCGGCCATTGTTACTAAAAGAGTAATTCATATTAATGTTAGGGAAAGAGTATAATGGCTTACAACTTTTTAGACATAGTAAATACAGTTTGTAAAAGATTAAATGAAGAAGAACTCTCTTCAACTAATTTTACTTCGGCTGCAGGTTTTTACGGACAAATTAAAGATTCTGCAAATGCTGCAATAAGAGATATAAACTTGTACCATGAGTACTGGCCCTACAACCACAGTGAAATTGACGTAACATTAGTTGCAGGAACAACTCGTTACCCAATACCTAACGAAGCAAAGTTTATTGATTACAAAAGTTTTAGGCTAAGAAGAAATTCAAGCCTTAATGTTGGTGAAGCTAAAAGGTTAGACCATATTACATATAGTGAGTACTTAGATAAGTACGTAGATCAAGAAGATGAAACTGATACAACAAAAGGTGGGGTATCTACAAGTGTATTTAGAGGTCAAAACAACACTTTTGGAATTGTTCCTATGCCAGATAAAGCGTATACTGTAAGGTACGAATATTTTAAATGGACAGAAGATTTAGCATTACACGATGAAGTTCCAAGAGTTCCAGAAAGATTTAAGTATGTGATTGTAGATGGTGCTATGTATTACACATATATGTTTAGGGATAACATAGAATCAGCACAACTAGCATTTAAAAAATTTAAAGACGGCATGGATTATATGAGAAAAGTATTAGTTAACGAAAACATTTATATAAGGGCTGTGTAATGCCTGATAGGTTACAGACTTATCCACTAGAATTTAAAGGAGGGTTAATCACTAATCTGTCTCCTTTACAGCACGGAGCTTCTGCTCCCGGATCAGCAAGAGTGCTAAGTAATTTTGAACCGTCTATTGAAGGTGGCTACAGACGTATAGAGGGATTTACAAAGTTTAACTCTAATGCTGTAACAGGAGTAGCTAACAGTGCGTTGTTAGGAGTACATCAATTTAGAGGACAGGTCTTAACTGCAAGAGGTCAATCATCTGGTAATCCCCATTTATATTTAATTGGATCAGGCAGTGGGGCTCATACGGATTTATCAACAAGTATTGAATTGGGTGCAAACGCATCTAAAGTTAGGTTTGTAACTTATAACTTTGATGGTAATGAAAACGCAATTATAGTTGATGGTAAAGGTTATCCATTATTATTAAAAGGAACAACAGCAGGAAACTTATCAAAGTTAGATGCAAACAACGGCACATCTGACATAGAAGCAGCAAGTCATGTTGCAATATTTAAAAACCATGTAATGATTGGCAACGATGATAAGCTTGTGTTTTCTGCACCATATGAAGATGATGATTTTAGCCCTGCCAATGGAGCAGGAACAATACGTGTTGGTGATGATATAACAAGCTTAGTAGCTTTTAGAGATCAACTAGTTATATTTTGTGAAAACAAGATATTTAGATTAGTAGGTTCTAGTGCTGCAGATTTTAAGTTAAGCCCTATTGCAAGTGATATAGGATGTGTTGAAGGCGACACTGTACAAGAAGTTGCAGGAGACATTGTATTTTTAGCAAAAGATGGTTTAAGAACTATATCAGGTACAGAAAAAGTTGGAGACTTTAATTTATTATCTATATCAAAAGTTATACAGAATAAGGTAGAAGACTTTGTGCAAGCACATACAGAGTTTTCTAGTGTTACTATAGGATCAAAAACACAATATAGAATATTTGGTTTTTCTAACAGTGTTACTAAAGAATCAGCAAAAGGGTTTATTGGAACACAAGTATTAGGTCAGCAAGGTGTTTCGTTTAATTGGTCGGAAACATCTGGCATACAAGCTAAAGTTGCACATTCAAGTTTGCGTCAAGGTGTTGAGCTTGTAGTGTTTGCTAACACAGATGGTTATGTTTATCAAATGGAATCAGGTAATAGTTTTGATGGCACAAACATAACAGCAAACTTTTCAACTCCATATTTCCCTATTTCAGATCCACGCTTGCGTAAAACGATATATAAGGCTATAATATATACAGATCCTCAAGGTTCATTAAGTGTTGATTTTAATTTAAAATTTGACTTATCTGAAACTGGGATTATTGAACCAAACACAATAACAATAGCAAATACATCTGGAACAACAGGAACATTTTTATACGGAGATTCAGGAAGCACATACGGAACAGCAAAGTATAGTGGTGCTACACTAAAATCTGTATTTACACAACAAACAAAAGGGTCAGGATACATAGTGTCTTTACAATTTAATTCAGAGTCAAGCAACCCCCCATACTCATTTGATGCTATTGCATTAGAGTATGGTCAATATGGGAGAAGGTAATGGGTACAGGTTACGCAAATAGAAACGATAGTTCTAATAATATAGCAGACGGTAATGTAATAAATGCATCTGATCTTGATGGTGAATTTGATGCCATAAAAGCTACGTTTGAAACAAGTGGACACACACACGATGGAACGGCAGGAGAAGGTGGGGCAATAGAAAAGATAGGCCCCGGACAACAATATAGAACAACAAGTACAGCTTTTCATCCTGACAGTGATGATGCTAGAGATTTAGGAACAAGTTCTCTTAAGTTTAGAGATCTATATATAGATGGAACTGCGTATATAGATGGTTTAGGTGAAGATATACTTGTAGCTACAGATAAAAAAATACAACTTAGAGATACTGCTATATTTATAAATTCGTCAACAGATGGTCAACTAGACATAGACGCAGATGATGAATTAGAAATTACAGCACCTATTGTAGATATTAATGCAAGCACACGAGTAGATATATCCACTGATCTAACAGTTGGCGATGACTTAACTTTAGCTTCTGATGGTGCTATTATAAACTTTGGTGCAGACAGTGACATTGTTCTTACTCATGTTCACGACACTGGTTTACTTTTATCTTCTGTAAACACAGGAAATCTTTTACATCTTAAAAGCACTGAAGCAGGGACTAGTGCAGGTCCTGTTCTTGTTATTGAAAGAGATTCGGCTTCACCTGCAGATGATGATTTAGGTGGGTCAATATTATTTAAAGCAGACAGTGATGGTAACAACTCTAGAAACATTGCAAAAATAACAACACAAGTTAAAGATGTAAGTAACGGAACTGAAGACAGTGAAGTTGTGTTTAGTAATATAGTTGCAGGAGCAGAAACAGCACAAATTACATTTGGAACAGGAGTGACTTTTGGCACAGAACTTACTATTAATTCTGGCATAAACATTGATAATTTTAATATTGATGGTACAACAATAGCTTTATCTTCTGGGGATATGACATTAGATAGTGCGGCAGACATTGTTCTTGATGCTGCAGGTGAACAAGTTATATTTAAAGATGGTAGTGCCAATATTGGTCATGTTGATATGACTGATGATAACCTAACAATTAAATCTCTTGTATCTAATAAAGATATGATATTTCAAGGTAATGATGGAGGTAGTAACGTTACTGCTTTAACTTTAGATATGTCAGAAGCAGGAGATGCATCATTTGGTCGTAATGTTACCATAGGGGGCAACCTTAC